CCTCTTTCAGTACACCCTAGCGAGTAAATAAATATGCAAACCAAGCTTCTTCTTCCCGCAACAGGAACCCTCATCAACGCGGGTATCACGGGAACAACCCTTCAATACAACCCGATCTCCTCAACAGTCGGCTTATTGCTCCTGAGTCTTGTTACAACTACCACCGCTGCCGTCGCTCTTGCTTCAGCATCGATTGAACTCCAAGGCAGCGTCAACGATGTGGAGTGGTTCACGCTCCTGAGTGTCCCTGTTGGATCTCTAAAGACCTCACAAGGTGGTATTGCCATTGGTACTGCCAACGGGCAGAGCAACTATGCCCAAGTAGTGCAGACGATGCCGCGTATGCGAATCATGGCAACCACACCACTCGCGTCAACAGGTGGTACCACCACTTTCCTACGAGCAGTACTCCTCAATGGCTGATCCCACCAAGGAAACCCTCAAGAGCCTCCATGCGAGTCTCTGCAATGAGCTGCTGCGCCGGGTTGCCTCAGGGGAAGCGACACCCGCTGACCTCAATGTTGCCCGTCAGATGCTCAAGGACAACCAGGTGGATCAAGTGGCTCTCGCGGGTACCCCAATACTCCGTCTTGCCCAGCAGCTTCCCTTTGATAATCAGGAAGATCTGCGTACCGGCACCTAAGTATGGAGATAGATCCCCGGCTCAAGGACTTCCGCAATGGACTCCACCTTGTCTGGGCTGAACTTGGGCTCCCTGCACCCACCAAGGTGCAATATGAGATGGCCTCATGGCTCCAAGGGGGTCCAAGGCGATCTGTAACGCTTGCTTTCCGTGGGGTAGGGAAGTCGTGGATCACTTCAGCATTCGTTATGCATGAATTGATGTTGGATCCTACGAAGCAGTTCCTCGTTGTCTCTGCATCCAAGAACCGGGCTGATGAGTTCGCCTCGTTCTGCCGGAAGTTGATGCAGGTAGTGCCCATGTACCAGCACTTGATGCCTAGGGATACCCAAAGGAACTCAGCGATAGCCTTTGATGTGGGTCCTGCGCCACCGAGCCATGCACCAAGTGTCAAGAGCCTCGGTATCACCGGGCAGTTAACAGGCTCCCGTGCTGATGTAGTGATCCTTGACGATGTGGAGGTAGCCAACAACAGCCTCACCTCCACCATGAGGGAGCAACTACAGGAGCGCATCAAGGAAGTTGATGCAATCATCAAGCCTGGGGGGCGCGTCATCTTCCTAGGGACCCCTCAGAGCGAAGAGTCCATCTACAACATCCTCCAAGAGCGAGGCTATGAGTGCCGCATATGGCCAGCCCTGTACCCCTCAGAGACCGAGATGACCGCCTACGGTGGTCGCTTGGCACCCACGATCCAAGAGGAGTGGACTGAAGAGATCGTTGGGACTCCTACAGACCCCAAGCGGTTCTCCAAAGAGGATCTACAGGAACGCGCACTCTCCTATGGGCGAAGCGGGTTCCAACTTCAGTTCATGCTCAATACGAGTCTGGCTGATCAGGACAGATATCCCCTCAAACTCCATGACCTCATTGCCTATGGTGGCGATTGGGAGCAAGCACCGGAGCGTTTGGTGTGGTCAGGATCCAAGGAGAAGATCGAGGAAGACCTACCTGCCGTTGGCTTCCGTGGTGACCGCTACCACAACCCCATATCCATCTCAGACAAGTTCATACCCTTCGCCGGTTCCGTACTTGCCATTGACCCCTCAGGGCGTGGTGAGGATGAAACTGCGTATGCCGTCGTGAAGATGAGCAATGGATGGATGCACCTCACCGCCGCCGGTGGACTCCGTGGTGGCTACACACCTGAGAACCTCAGAGCACTTGCCAAGGTTGCTAGGGATCAGAAGGTCAACAAGTGCATCGTCGAATCAAACTTCGGGGATGGAATGTTCACGCAGCTCCTGACCCCGTACCTACGGGACTCATGGCCATGCAGCATCGAAGAGGTACGCCATTCCATTCAGAAGGAACGGCGGATCATCGATACCCTTGAACCCATCCTCAACCAGCATCGACTCGTAGTGCAACCGGCAGTCATCAAGGCTGACTATGAGTCCACCAAGGGGCTACCGCCGGAGAAGCAGTTGTCCTATCAGCTCTTCTATCAACTCACCAGGATCACAAGGGATCGTGGGAGCCTTAGGCATGATGACAGACTCGATGCGCTCTCCATGGCCGTGGGCTATTGGGCGAAAGCAGTGGCAGTTGATGTGGACAAGATGATCATCGCTAGGAAACAAAGAGATATTGATGTCGAACTCGAACGGGTCGAGCGGGCATATACGAAAACCTTCGGAACCCAAGGAACCTCAGGCCTCAACTGGCTTGGAAAGAATCAATGACATATAGCAATACCTACTCATCCCCGAGTTCACCCACTAACTTCAACCCGTTCAGCGGGATGGGTATGCGAAAGGGTGGTCGCCCAAGCTTGTTCCCAGGGTCAGGGGATGGCTCCACGCTCAACCTTGACTTTACTACGGGTGTACTTGATTCTCGCTTGACCTTCAGCAGAGCCAGTACTGCGACCTTTGTAAACTCAAGTGGGTATGTTCAATTTGCTAATGCCAATTGCTTTACTTACAGCAACCCCGGCCCAAGCGTACCGGGCTGGAATACAACCGGATCTGTTAGTTGGATTGGAACTAGTGGAATTGCTGATCCCATTGGTGGAACAAACGCACAGTCGCTTCTTTTTAATACCGCAGCGTCTGCAATCTTCAATACTGCCGGAACTACTGTTGTATCTGGAATTACTCACACATTTTCTGTGTGGCTTCGTGCAGTAAGTGGAACAACAAATGCAAGAATTGGAAGTTCTAATACTGGCGCAGTTTCAACCGTAGCGTTGACAACTACATGGCAACGGTTTAGTTGTCAATATGTGACCAACGGAGCAAATGATGGCGGTGCTGTGTATTCGCAGACCGGAACTCAAAGTGCGCCTATGTATATTTGGGGCGCACAAGTTCAACCGGGTTCAATTGCTGGTGACTTAATCCAAACAAGTGGAACACAGAATTACAGCACCCCTCGGTTCGACTACAGCCCTACGAACATTGGGGAACCAAGGGGACTGCTGATTGAGGGGCAGACGACCAACATCATTAAGGGCAGTCAAACAATAGCGGGGACTGAGTGGTCTTCATCAACCCCACAGTTTACTGTGACGCTAAATACCACCGATTTGGTTGCCCCAGACAATACAAATTCGGCTACTAAATTGGTTTATGCAAGTGGCTACGCGAGAGCGGTGCAAACAAGTATTACTGTAGTTGCAAGCACTACATATACGTTTTCATATTGGATCAAAAGTACAGGTGTCAGTAACTGGAGAATCTACAATGCAACGGGTGGTACGTTCATTGTAGAAAATGTGGCTATACCAGCATCAGCAGAGTGGCAACGCGTCACTAAAACATTTACTACACCAGCAGGATGCACAAACATTTGGGCGTATGTTGCTGATGGTGCAAGTGCTGGGACGTATTACGTTTGGGGCGCACAAATTGAACTCGGCTCCGGCGCATCCTCCTACATCCCTACGGGTGCGAGTGGGGTCACGCGGAATAAAGACTCAATGACATTGAGCGATTTGTCTGCACTTAATATTTCTAATACTGCTGGCACGCTTGTTGTTGACTTTACTAACAGTACAGAAAACTCTAACTTTGCTGCTAATATTAGTTTTAGAAGTGGGGTAGGTTCAACATACGCAGCAAGATTTAGATGGGCTAGTAGTGCTATTCTTACTACTTACTTTCAATCAGATGGTTCAACTGGGTTTACAACAAATCTAAATGGATCTCGCACATCTTTTGCTAGATGCAAAGCGGCAACCTCATATTCGTATAACGGGGCTACTACATCTGTATTTGGGTCAATGAATGGCGCGGCAATGTCCACGACATCGACCACCACACAAGCCGCATCTATTGCTATTCCAACATCATTGCGTTGGAACGATGATGGATCTACTCCAAGTGCAACTGATTATTCATCTCTAGTAATGAGATCAGTTAAATATTTTCCATTGTCTTTAACGATTGCTCAAATGAACACCATTACGGCTCCCTAAACATGGACTACATGCTCCGCACCCCCACAGAGTCCGCTATGGAAGACATCCTCATCGCTGCTGGCCTTGCCCAGGAGACCACAGATCACGAAGGTGAGGTCATGGTGGTTCCTACTGAACATATCTCCATTGACCACATCGGTGCCATCCCACCTAAGACCGACATCGATGGCAACATCCTCAGTCCCGGTGACACCCGTTGGCACACCAACATCCGCGCCATGATCGAGTTGACCCCTGAGGTGATCGAGGGGCTCCCTACCTTTGCCCCTGAGCCCTCCATTCCATACCGGGTGTTCGCCTAATGGCATCAAATAGGCAGCTACAGCAGCAAGCAAGGTTGTTGAATAGGAGACTCCAGGGCTTGTCAGCTTCTTTAGCGAGGACTTCAGTTGTCATCGCGGCCAATGAGAAAGTTAGTTCAGTTGGGGAAGCAGCTGTTGGTGCAACTCTTAGCACAAACACCTTTACGGGACTCAACACATTCTCCGCCGGTATCTCTTCAACTACTGGGGCTTTCAGCGGAGTCCTTACGGGGACAAGCACA